GCGGAAACTCTCTAGGTTCTCATGGAACTACCAAGGGAGAAGATCGTAAGACGGCTAGAAAAGCCTACGAACCAGCCAAGAAAAAGCGTGCACCTTCGGCTTATAACAAGGCATACGCTAGAAATTATGCTAAACTCAAGAAGAAGCACCCGCGTACGTCCTTTGCTGGACTAGCAAAGAAAGCGCACAAGATGACTAGGAGGAAAAAGTAATGGCAGAAGATATAACCCAACGTAAGTTATTCAAACAAATTGGATCAACCAATGTTGGTATTAATTTTGATTCATCATCATCCGCCTATGCTACGAATGGTTGGGAAGTGGAATGGAATACAATGCCATATATGTATAATAGGACTTATGTTGACCTTTCTGGTTATACACAACAGGAATTGACTACCTTCATTCAGGGAGTAGATATACAGATTGAAACTTTAATTCGTTCACTAGGTACTGGTATCATTGAAGTTACTTACTTAGATATCTTAAGCACTAGAAGACTATCTGTTGCTGAATTGACGGATTGGGCTATCCCTGGAGTAAATGGTGATGTACCGGGTTTCCTTGATAACACAGTTGACCTTCAAGAGATTATTTACGGTGAGCGTACTACTCTTGCTCAGAATACAGTCGTTCCAGCATTAGTTGGCTCTAAGTACGTTATCTTAGAGAAGGAAACATTTGGTTCAGGTAGTGCATCAGCGGCGGACAGACTCCATTGGTCTAGGGTTTATTGGTTCAATGGAAGTGGTCCAGAGGAAGTCATCATGATACCCGCTTCTAATCTGGTTGCCCAAGCCGTAACCGTCAAAGAAAAAGACCTGGTGTATATTGAGCGGTTGCGTCGCGCTTATACTCAGGAGAGAAGTTGATGGCCAAGAAGAAAAAAAAGAAAGCCTTGGACTTTAGTTGGTGGTCATCTAACATCCCGGGGATAGTTTCCACCAATTCAGTACACTGGCATAACCATGGTTCTGGTTATACAGTGACCTCCTATCGAATAATAATTCCAGGGCCCTCTATGGGTTATTGGGATTCTAGGGCGAAAGGTGCTTCTGATGCTTTTATGAGATACACCTTCAGTGGTCCATTAGATTTAATGGCTGGTAAATCTGTTGTCCAAGCCGGGGTACTTACGGGAGTCGGAACTTATTCATCTTTCAGACTAGCGGTAGCCGTTGAATTAGGGATGGACTTCGCAATACTAGGAATTGTCTTAACCATTGCTGACCCAGGGAATTTATGGGAAGGAGGTTTAGATGAATGGGGTTTCCTGGGGGGTAATCAACAAGAGTCTTTACCTAGTACAATGTCAGGGGGGGAAGGCACTACTTTTCTTTGGGGATTAAAGCAAGGGCATCTGGGGTTTTTGTTTGGGGGATGAAGTCACCATCGAACAAAGAGTCGCTAGACTTGAGCGCCTGCTCTATCTGCTGATCGGATTACAAGCGCCGGGGCTCATGGATTATCTTGGGCTTCTAGGTTGAGTTTAGTTTGCAACTCATCATTGACTCTTCTGTTTCTAATCTCTCTGATTAATTCTTGATAGAGTTCTATATCTGTTGTGTAGATAGTATCGAATATAGTTACCATATCTCTTCCGGCAATTAAACTGGCTACATATTGTAACTCAGATGTTGTCCACCAAAAAAACTTCTTCATTCTGATTCCTCCTTGAGAAAAGATGATGGCAATTCCTCACCATCATCTTCTTGGAAAGCCTCGGCAAATTTAGGGATGATGTTCTTGAAGCACCAGTCACATATTGAATAAATCCCAATCACTTTTATCTCACGTCCAAACCCTTCATGCACTGAACACATATGACAAGTCAAAATACTTCTGCCAGTTCTTCTACTTCTCATTGTCTGGCCTCCTTCTGGTCTTGCATGATCCGTTTCCAGTCTATGATGATGTATTCAAGCGCTAAGGAACGGTTGTTTCCTGTCTGCTCCATGTATCTATTCAAGGCTATGATGCACTCCTGAGGCAGTGTTACGGTTATCGTAGAGCGGTTATCACATTGGGTTCGTCTATTTCGGCGGGTCATATTACTGCCGACCCTGTTAATACTATTAATCTTTTTTATTTTTTTCAAGCAACTTCATTAGGTTGTTGTTGTCATTGGTAGGGTGGGCGGGGGTGGGTAGGGAGACAGATGGGCTCGTTACACTCGCAAAGATAAGGACGGATAGCGGCGGTATACTCATTAACCACCCCGGATAACGGAAAACCATGGCAACAGCAAAGACAGGTAGTTTTTACCTGAATGAAACAGTGACACTTCCGGCGGCAACGGCTTCCGGGGCTAGAGTAACAAGCACTTTAGATTTGAGCGCTTATGTAAATGTACCAACAGGCCAGGCAATTGCTATTGACCAAGTTGATTTCATTTACCAAGTAGGAAGTGATTTTGGGACAGATGGAGAATCAATGTTAGTATCTAATGGGGCTATTAGCGTACAAGTTACAGACTTAAACCCTGGTAACGCCCTGGTACGAGCAGATGATCAATCATTGGTCGCATCGGCTGGAATGAATATTCAAAGAGAGACCAATACAAACATTGTGACCCATGTTGCTGATCTTTATCCTGATAACTTTGGTCCAAGTGGATTGAGTGATATGTTTATCGTAGTTAATGATCAACTCTACATCACTGCAGGACCGGATGCAAGCGCAATTGGGGCTGTTGCAGTTTATGTTACGGCTAGAATTCGGTGCAGAGTAGTCAAACTATCAACCAAAGACTGGATGGCAGTGGCTATCCAATCCACCGCCGCTGACAACTGAGGTGTTTAGCCTGGCTAAGTACTGTCATGAATGCGGAAACTCTCTAGGTTCTCATGGAACTACCAAGGGAGAAGATCGTAAGACGGCTAGAAAAGCCTACGAACCAGCCAAGAAAAAGCGTGCACCTTCGGCTTATAACAAGGCATACGCTAGAAATTATGCTAAACTCAAGAAGA